ATATCCAGCGTCTCTGTAAGCAAGGCACGCCTCTTGATTTCTCTCAGGAACGTTCGTCTTGATAATTCGCCGGCCTGGCGTATTTTTATAAGCTCCGCGACGTCCTGCATCGCCCTGACCCAGATAGCAAAATCATTGAAAATATCAATCTTGAAATCTTCCGGCAGCTCGACACCGATCCACAGCGCAGCAATTTCAAAAGCCCTTCTAAGCATTTTTTCAAGCGACATTACCCATGCCTGTATATCGCAGTTGGCCCTGGACTCGTCTATTCCCTGGCCCGTCGCCGTCTGGCTTCCGCTCCTCCTGAGAAACGGCTGCAATCCGAGCATGACCATTCGCTCCTCTCGCTTCTCTACGTCCTTGGCGCCGGCATCGATGGCGGTACCGGAATGCTCTAAAAATTTCACGTCCGATTGCGGATTCCCAGACGATATTATCTGGTTCGGCCCGAGCGCAATCTTATTGGCTTCTTCCTCAGTGAACCCCCTCGCAAACAGCGTTATGGTTCTCGCCATGTGCAGGATATTTCGCTGGTCGCTGTCGCTTTGGAAGTGGCCAAGATTTGTCTCCGCAAGTTCCTTAAGCGGAGGATCCGCCGTCAAGAAGCCTGTCTGGTTTGCGTAGCCGGTGATAAGCGGGACAATACCAAGGCTATTGACGCCTTGGCTGGCAAGTGCATACTCATCTTTTTTTCCCTCACGGTAGAGCTGCCAATTATCGCGTTCGATTACCCTGATATAATTGACCTGATTTTCGCCCCAAGCTCCATCCTGCTCTGTCTCTGTTTCCGCTATCCTGATTTGCGTAAGAACAGGCTTGCCGCTTGCGTCTTTTTCCGTGCGCCACCCTATGAGCTGGTCGGGCTTAATGTTTATGAGCCTGGGCATTATCCCCGCCGACCTTTCCTGTGCAAGATTTGGCGTTGTCCCATCTTCGCTGACAGTCGCCGGGTAATCGACCAGGATATGACCGACCCCGCGATTGACGAACTGTAAGAATATATCCTTTGCCAGTTGCGCAAGGGAATTTCCCTGGCCGTCAACGTTTTGCTCCAATTCATCCAGCGGGGAACCGGGATCTCCCTGTATAGACAAAGCCTTACTGAACGGCTTGCTGCAAATGCTCTTGACCGTATCGCCGTAAGCGCTGAACAGCGTTGAATTGCTAACCCGATTAGCGTAATGCTTTGCCTCTTCCTTGTCGAATTTTGGCAGGTATTTCGCCGCTCCCGCCTGCATGGCCTTAGTGCCCGCGATAAGGTCGTCAATGAGCGACCATTCTTGCGCCATTGAAAAATAGGCGAGGCATGGCGTGTTTACTTTTGCTTCGTTAATTTCAGTCATAATTTCTCTCACACCAAAAGTGTATCTGTAATTTTTTCGCTATTCGCTTCGACTACGGTGCCGGTCCTTAACAAATTATCGAATTCACATTTTTGCGGATTCAAGAGTTTTGCTTCAAGGCTACGTTTTATATTTGCAGTCAAGAGCTTATCTACCGCTTCCTGCCGCAATTCCACCGATCTGTTTTTGCTTTTCTGGCTCATTATCAGCCCCCTGTCTTGCCGGAGAATTTTATAATCATGCCGGCGAATGTCAGGGCGCTTGCTGTAATCGCACTCGATAACATCAACACCACCGTCACCCAAATGGGTACGAGCTTAGGAAGGGCCGCCTCAATTATGTCGATATGATTCCATTGTTCCTTGTCACTTTTTTTAAGGTTCTCGATGGCCTCATCGAATCCGCTGTGTGCATCGCATTTTTCCATGTCCAGGTTCCTTGGAAATTAACCGGCATTGTGAGTATTATTTTTTGCGTCCAGCGCCTTTGCCCCTGCCTCCGCCACGACCAAGCCCAGGTCCGCCTTTGGAGCATCCTCCCTTATTTCTATTAGCTCTTATACCAAGCCCTGAACCGTCCCTTTTTGGTGTTCCTGCTTTTGCCATTATTTTTCCCTTCATTAGCTTGCCTGCCGGACGTTCAATGAATACGTTTTTGACAAAACACGATATCGCACTTCATCCGCTATGTGATCCTCCGCCTCAGTATCGACATCATCCGCCTGCCTTTTGTCTCTCGGCAGCACAGGGAAAGTGCGAATGAATTGCCTGCAAGTATCAAATACATAAAGCCCCGGACCTTCCCTTGAGATTGAGTTCTTCAACCGCTGTCTTAGAATTTCCCAACCATTGATCCTGCTGCCGGCCGCTTTGTTGGCACGATTCCACCTTACCCCAACACTTTCCATGTCTCCGGATATGCTGTTGCCGTTTTCTATCGTGTAAATTGACGAATCAGCCGGGCCTGGCGATACCGCCCTGCCAAGCTCCCTTTGTAATTTAAGGATTTTGCGTGCCACTTCGGACGCCAGTTCACGAGTGCCTTCATTGGGCTTCCCTGTCCAGCCGTACAGTTCGGATATCCGAAACAGATCCCCCCGCTGCGTGCTTCTCAGCGTCCCGTCCGGCAGCTTGACATCGCATCCATCGGACTCCGCCCATATTCCCACTGAGTAAGGCTTGCTGCTGCCCCAATCGAAAGACCTGTCAAGCTTCCACGTTGGCGGTATCTCGAAAGGCTCGACAATATGAACCTTACTGTCCCAAACATCGTCGAACATTCCGCCCGCGACGATATCCCAATCCCCTTCGAGCCAGGCCTTGCGCCTCGTTCCCGTCTGTGATTTCAGCATCTTCACGTAAGCCGGATCGTTCTGCAGGACAATCAGGTTTTCCCAAATCGAGCCGTGAATCGTAACTCTCTCTGAGCCTTCCTCATCCAATATGACAGTCTCTCTCGGTGCCGGATCTATAAACCTCGCCTTGACCCAATTGTGTCCGACGCCGTAAGGATTGCATGTGGCCCGGTAGCGGCGAGGGACGTTGGGATCCGACGACCTGCAGACTGTCCGCATTATCATGTAAAGTTCATCGTTAGGCCACAGCGTTAATTCATCCCAACCAATCCACGGATATTCATGTCCGTGATAATTCCAGTAATCGTCTACGTTCTTTGCATACCGAAACAGAAGCTGCTCGCCATCCGGGAATATCCACCTGTGACTCCCCGCATTATAAACCGCTCCCGGAAAGATCCGGTAAAACAACTTCTTTGATTTGACTTCAATCTCTTCCAAGTCCGGGTATTGCAAACGAAACAGGATGCCTCGCCAGGCGGGACCGTAACCCCTGCCGACGAATTGTGCAAAGTCCACCAACAGCGAATCAGTTTTGCCCGGACCCCGAGTTCCCTCATAACAGGTTTCGAATACCGGGCATGAAAGAAAGCGTTGCTGGCTGCCGGGCATTGGCGACCAGACAATGTTTACTTCTTTTTCTTTTCGGATCTGTCCGGTTCGTCGCTTTTTGGCTTTTCGTTTTGTTTTGACCATTCTTCTGTGCTCTTTGGAAGTTCCATCACTACCAACACACCCGTATTCTTTATTTCGCCGCTGTGCTTGATACTTTGTGTGTTCTGCCAGTGTTTCGGATCCCTATTGGTCGTCCAAAATATGCACGCCGCCGTGTCGGGCGACACATGCTTAGTGACCTTCCTGATTTCCTTTATTTGATTTTTAGGCTTGCCGTCTTTTCCAACTTTGGGCGGTTTGAATATTACGTGAGTTTCTTCATATTCATATCCAGTTGTCCTTTTGTGCAGAGCGTTCACGACCAGGGCCGTAGCGTTCATTCCTGATTTCTTAATCGCTTCCTTGAATTCCTTGCAAGCAACCTTGTACCTCTCCCAGGTAGAGACTCCCACGCCGAATCTTTTGGCTACGCTCGCCTCCGTATAGCCGCCATTGAGATAGCCGACAATTTGATCCATATTCGGCTTGAGGTTGGTTTCGTATTTATTCTTCCTGCCGGCCATTACTCTAAAGACCTCCGAAGTGCAAGCAGATTGCTATCCTGCAAATCCTTTAGATCCGCAAGGCACATATCCCTCAGCTCAAGCTGCTGATCGTCCTCAGGCTCAATCTGCAAAAGCAGACATACAGCCTGGTTGATTTCATTCTCCGCCGACTCAAGCGGAAACATATTGATATTCGGAATGTTTTCGTTAACTGCCATATCAGACAGATTAACGACAAAAGAGGTGGTTTTACTTGAATTGCAGAGATATCAACGAGTTTCTTTTTCTTCCAAATAACACCGGCATTCAATTGGATGCTCAGAATCTTTGCCATGAAGTGGGGGGGTTAAATCGGATGCCTCATCTTGATCCATTTCCATGCCATCTCGCTCTAAACATTGTGGGCATGTATTTTCGTCTATTACTGCTCGCCAGATATATTTTTTCACGACTCACCGCCTCTTTCTATCCCAATGCAGCTTGTTTTTTCAAAAAGTTGACAACTTCATAATAATTAAAAACCAATTCCCCACTCGGTAATTTTATAGATGGTATTTTCCCTCCCCTTCCCCATTTTCTTATTCGAATTTCTGTAGTCCCCAATTTCTCTGCAATCCTCCATGCTATTTCATAGCCTGTGGGCAAATCTTCTCTTTGCTCTTCTTCTTTGGGTACATATTCACCACACCAATCATCTCTAAACATATTTGGGTGATTGAAACCATAATCGTTTGGTTTAATGTGGGCAGGAAATCGGTGGCAATCGCCAAATTCGTAATTTTCTTCGCATTCCTCCGGAGTTTCATCCGGCTCAGGGTCTGGTTTTTCAAAATATTTACAATCTTCGCACTTCATATTAATTTCTCCTAATCTTTCCCTTTCTATCCCAATGCAGCCCACGATTTCTGCTCATATATCCGGCCAGTATTATAAGCGGCTTCCAGGTAAGAATCCAGGGCGAAAACTTTTTCCGCCGGGCCGGCCAGTACAGAAAATTCCAACTGTATTCCCGGAAAGCATACCAATCCTGATGAACAACAGTAAGCCCTTCTTTGTGTTCGAACCGCTGTCGCATCTCAAGGCGTTCCACCCAACACCAACCATAAACAGCCCCGAGCATTTCAAACAGTTCCATCATTTACTCGACCTCCTCAGAAATATAGTAATCACCTTCATATCCTGTTGTGTCAGTTGTGTCGTAATCAGAATCCATCATTTCTCAATCTCCGCCAAATAACTGTCAGCGTCCTTTCGGCCTGTATCTCCGAAAACCTGCCTGTCACTTCTGTTCATGTAGTATTTAATCATCCGGGCGTGCCAGTCTTTTTTGTTTCTTTTTCTCAGCTTGCTTATGATCGTCTGGGCAAACTTGTATGGCATGGCCACGGCAACAACCGGCTCGTTCAAGTCCAGTCTGAATATTTCAATAAGCAATTTATGATTAGTCATGCTGACCCTGTTGATGCGTGCCTGCAAAAACTCCTCCGCCTCTTTCCTGCCCTGGAGCCTGGCGGCCAGCAAGTCATCTGCCGTGTAAACTTTTTGGTTCTTAGATTGTTCCAATCAGCAAATCCCTTTGCGCGTAACCCTTGGCACTCATTGCCATATTGACAGCTTTTTCGATTGCCTTGTGGATC